ATTTAGGTTCAAAAAATTTATGTTGTAATTTGGCTTGATCTTCAAGTCGGCTACAAATGTATTAGTTTCCACGATACTTGGTGTATTATTAGTTTCATCGCATATAATTTGGAAATCATAAATTCCTCTATTGCCTTTAACTGTACGCAAGAAAGGTTCGATAGTATTTTTGAATTGTGCACGTGTAAACGCATCATTGATTTCGAATAAATTACTTTGTGCGAATTTTTCGATTGATTTCTCTAGGAAGATAAATAAATTTCTTACTTCGATTCTATCGAAAGCAGATGCTCTATCTTGCATAGTTTTATCACCAAATAAAACAGTACCATGTGCTTTGAATGCTACCACAGAGTTGACGCCCATCGGATATAATAAATCGCGGTCTGGTTCGGTTGGATTGAATAATAATTTTACGGTATTTTTTAATTGACCGTGATTAAAACCAGCGGGTGTATTCCAAGGTTGGATACGGGTAGCTGCCGCGTTTAAACCAGCGATGTCACCATTTAAAGGAACTGCAATCTTTTTGACGTTATACTTATCTAATTGTTCTTTATAACCAGAATCCATGAAAGCATACGAAGAAGATTTACCAACTAATGCACGATAATTTAAAATTTTATTTACTGCACTTGTACCAGTACCTTTGATAGGCGAGCCATCTACGTCTTCTGGAGAAATAAATACTACGGCATCTTGACGAAGTTCTGCTAAAGAAATTGCGGCGTTTGCTACTTCTGGGGCTGCCTTACCAACGAAAATAGATTGGAAAGTATAAAGTTCTTTGTTAGATAAAATTTGCAATGCGGCGATTTTATCTGATTGTACAACTAAAGTCGATCTGGTAGAAGATGCATCGAAACCACCATCTAGTACAACGAAATTAGGACATTTCAAAGGTTGTACTACAGAAGTTCTAGGATATGAAATTAAATCGGTTCCCCAACTAACACCAGTAGAATCCACTTCATCTGTGCTTGGTGTATCTAACCACCAAACGTATTTCGATTCCGAGTTAATTTTATTTTTATAATAAATTGTAGAACCAGATTCGTCTAACGCATCTTGCATTTTAGATAAGAATGAATATTTTTCTAATACTGCATTTGGTGTACCAGTAATTTTACCACCAGCGTCCAATACAATAACATGAACTTCGTCTAATGCAGATTCATAACCTTTATTTTCCGCGAATAGAGATGTACCTGGTGCGCGTGTAAATAAAGAACTTAATTCACTAGGAATAGACGCTTTATATTTAGCCGATGTTAAAGTAATTGTAGGTGGCGATACTAAAACGATAGAAGTTTTAGATAATACTTTTTTGATAACGCCAATTTGATTACCAGTTTCTGTGTATAATGTATAACCAGGTTGTAAATAACCTTGATTAGGTAAACCAGACACTGTAATTGTCGAACTAGCACTTGAACCGCTAAGTGTGCCAGTGCCATTGAACAGTTTAAATGTATTGTGATCTAATAGAACGACTTGAATGCTGTTACCCAATTTACCAGGGTATTTAGCCGCGAATTGTCCAACCGAAGTAGCTCCACCCTCGAAACTTTCGTGGTATTGTTCTTCGTTTTTGATATTGATACGTTTGTCGATGTAAGCGGTAGCTGCATTTAATGTATTGTCTGTATAACTAGAAGATAATACTAAAGTATTTGCATTTGTGATTGTTTCTACTGTACCGATTGTAATATACTCGATAGCGTTATCTGGTGTCAACATTAAAACGTCGCCAATCGATAATTCCGTGACGAAATCTGTCGCATCCGCACCTACTGTTCCACCTGTCACGATGGTTGTACCTTGTTCTACAGAGATAGTACCAGTGATTAAGGTTTTGTGTGATGGGATAGCGTTATATTGACCCGCTGCATCGATACGGACGTTTAATAAGTTGTTGTTATAAGCCAAGTAGTTTGCAGCTGTATACCATTCTTGGTTATTGCTAGTAGATGGTTTACCAAAAAGCGAAACTAAATGTTGTTCTGATGTCACTGTAGTTGGGTAACTAACTGGGCCCCAATTAAAAATACCAGCGAATGCAGCAGCGGTTGTACTGATACCAGTTACGATGCCAGTATTATCAATTTCCGCAATGGTGACACCTGGTGATTGTCTATATGCCATATTATGTTCTCCTAAAAGGATTGTGTGTTATTAATAAGTATTTATAATAAAATTATTTAAAGATTTATATTGGTCCAAGTATCGACCGAGAAATTATTTGGTACATCCGCTGGTTTAATAGCCGCGACGTTATACATTTGTTGTTGTAGTGGAAGATTTGCTATTACGTTAGTGATGACACCAGATTGAATAACTGGTCCAAATAGATTTAATTTCATTGTAAAATCGAATGTGTGTATAATAGATCTACGAGAAATCATATCGGATTCGTAATCATCTTCGGAAGAAACACCTTCTAGGATCAATGGTATATTATTAATGATGTCCATATCATCTACTGCATTAATAGATAAATTATACTGAGGCGAAAAGTATGGTATAATCATTTCCATACATTGTAAACCATCTTCTATATTTTTAGTTTGTAGATATAATGATATTCCTACGTTATAAGGCACTGGTGTAAATTGTGTATTAACTTGATTATCGTTTATTTTTGTTTGTACTACCGTATGTTTATTGGTTTTTCTAGTTGGGTCATAAGTGTATGACGTAATTTCGAAACCTAAACGTGGTAATGAAGTTAATGTATAGTTTTCCAAATTTGGATCTTGTTCTAATCTAGTCAACCATTTTTGTTTATTGGAATAAGCTATTGGAACTACTATAGTTTGTGAAACATTACCATCTACATCGAATCTTTGAATTTGGATATCAGAAAATAATTTACCAAACGACGTTATCGCTTTTTTTATAATACCATGATAATATGGTTTCATTAAATCACCATCTTGCTTTACCAGTTTCTCTAACGTCTATATGTACGAACGTTGGATATAATCCCATTCCTTGTATATTGAATTTACCTTCTAGTAATGTATACAGTTGTTTTGGATTCATTGATTTCACATGAATATCTGCTGCATTACCTAACATGTGTTGTGATTTTGGTTTGCCGCCACATTCTTTATTGTGTTTTGGGCATCGATAACCAGAAGTGATATAAATGGGTTCATCTAGTTCTTCCCTAATTACATTCAATAACGATAATAATTTAGGATTAACTTTAGTAACTCCACAACATTTACATGCGAATTCTGTTTCTTTAAAGTGATTACTCATATTTATACCTTTAATTGATTATAGATTTCCAAACGGATTAGATTCAGAGAATATAATTTGCTTAGATTTCTTTTTGAATTTATTATTATCACCAAAATTATCTGGTGTATCTATATTAATATCTATAATTGCTTCTGCTGTTGCATTACTTCCATCGCCTGTAATAATGACTTGTGGTGATGTAGAATATCCAGAACCGCCATTAGTTACATCGATAAGAATTATTTGACCATTTAATATACCAGTACCAATAATCGCGGTTGCCGTTGCATCTATTCCAGAATCGGATACGAATGTAATAACTGGTGGTGTCGTATAATTACTACCAGTATTAGTTAAATTGACCGAAATAACTTGTCCAGTATTATTAACTGCTAAATCCGTAGAAAAAGTTTTAAGTGTTTCGAAAATATCGATTGCAGCTACACCAGTATCAATTTTTTCGGATGAGTATTGGAATAATTCTACGCTTAACTTCCATGTATATAATTTACCCAATTGATAGAATGGATCTTGATGTTGGACGAATTTAATTTCAAATAGACCTTTAGTTAATGGAAAGTAAATTAAATCACCTTCACATGGTCGTGTAGGGATAATGGTTTCGCCGTATCTGCCTACCAAGTTTCTCCATTCTTTTCTTGGGATTTCTAATGTAGCAGATTGTTCTGCTGAAAACCCAAACTTCGACATCATAAACTGTCCATCGAATTGAGTTACATTAGAAAAATAAGCCACTATTTTATACGCTTCTTTAAATTGAGAAATTCTGTCTTCACCGATTATATCGTCTACTGCTACCAATGTTCTTGGTATGTAAAACATATTTTCGCCGTATATGTTAGAGCATTCAATGATACAATCTTCGTATAAATTTTGTTCTGTTTGTCTTCTATTATCGAAATATGTATTTCTTGACATTATTATATCCTATTCAAAAGTTTTACTTTGTTCGATTTTACTTTGTAGTGATTTAGTGGTATTATAGCTAAGACGGCGTTTAAGTAGGTTTAATGCTTTATTGTTTTATCTTACTACTTACTCATAATTCTTCTTGATAACTTCCTTCTATAGTTTAATGCTATAGAGGGTATTTTTGTATTCATTATCTACTATTAAACCAACCATTATTCTTGTTTAAACAGTGGTTCTCGCTGTCTAAGTTTGTATATAATAAAGTTATATTATTCAGTATTTCTAACAATGTTATTGCTAAATTGAAAATAAACATTACTTTGTTAGATTTTACTTTGTAGTGTTACAGTGGTATAATAACCAAGTGGTGGCTGAAGTAGGGATAGAGCTTGTTGATAATATTTCTGTTGTATTTCTTATGATCTCATGAAACCTTATCTAAAATGCTTTAATTGTTAATTTACTTATTCGTGTCTTTAATCTATACGATTAAACATTGCTTTTGTTTAATTTTACTTTGTAGTGATTTAGTGGTATTATAGCTAAGACGGCGTTTAAGTAAGGGTTAATGCTTTATTGTTTTATCGTAATATTATTCAAAATTCTTCTTGACGGTTAACCAATAAACATATCTAACATTCCAGATTCATTAATCGCTTGTTGTTCTAATGCAGCTTGTTCACCTACTGCAGTATCATACATATTTTGTCCTGATAAAGTAACACCGCCTGGTAACTGTACACCTTCATATTTTAATAAATTTTGACCCCATTGCCTTTTAACTAAAGTGATCAGGTAACTTTTTAACCAAATGTCATTATACATTCTAATCGATATTTCAGGATTTATCACTGCATAGCAATCAACTATAAAATAATTATCTGTTACCAATTTGTCCCAGTTATAATCGATGTGTAACTTACCATCATTTTTATTGAACCGCATGATCGTTTGTCCAGATAATAATGAATCGATCATTTGTAGATTATTCATTGTCATTTGATATTCGGATAATGTCGCTGTATGTAGATTAGCGACTTGTGATAATCTGAATTGGGTTTCATAATTTAATAACTGGTTGCTAGTATTAGAACTTAATGAAAGGATTCTAGCGACACCTTTGACGTTTTCTGGTAATTCTATATATTTATTTACTTTGTCATCTTCCGTGATTTGATGTTTAAGATATAAACGTTCTACACCATCGTAATGATACATATTATAATATGCTATTGCTTCGTCAATCCTATCATCTAATTGTTCTTCTGCTATATTAACTTGTATTACTGGTTCACCCAATGCACGCAATACATATTGTTTCAATTGTTCCCTAGATGTTATCATAATATTCCTTTTTATTTAATAAAATATACCTATTTATTATAACCCATTGATTTATAACGATTTATTTTTAAAATAAATAATAAAAATGTGTTATAAATCAATGGGTTATGAAATTCGATATAAAAAGCTATATAATCCCCTACGAAATTCGGTTTATTCTGTATTTGCGTTATCTGTTCGGGATTCTGGTGAACCTTCTTTACAAAAAACACCTAGTATTCCCACTACAGTTATGCAAATATGTAACCAATTGTCTAATTGAATTGGGTTGATACTAAAATAACCAGCCAGTAATAATAACGATTGATGACTGGAAGGTTCTTGTAAACGGTTTAATACATATAATAATTTTTGCATATAATACTCCTTTGAATTGACTGTTCATATTTCGTATAATAAAAAACATTACAAACATTAACACTAATTTAATAGTAGTAATGTTTGTAATGTTTCATAATGTAAAATTGGAGAGTATTTTACTTTCCTTCGATATAACTTTTGTACTCGTTCATCAATAATGCAACTGCTTCTTTTCCTCTGGTGGATTTCAAGAATACTGGTACGCATTTAATCATATCTGGTGAATTTAAAAATGTTAAATCTTCTGGAGCTAAAACTGCTGTAGCCAAATCATTTATTTCTTTAATCATTTGTTCGTGTGGGGTTAATTGAACTGGTTTAATTTCTTGTTCTGTTTGATTAACTTGAGGGAACATCGCACTAATTTCTTGTCTAACTAAATTTTTAATTTGTTCATCGTTAAACGACATATTCGATGATTGGTTTAAAGGTTGATTAATAGTTGGACCGATAGATTTCATTCTATCGATTTGCGCTTGTAATGTTTCGATTTGTGACTGATAAAGATTATTATACATTTTAACTCCACTATAAAAAGGGGACATATAACATCCCCTTCAATCAATTATTTAATAAAACTAAGCCGTATTTTTTATTGAAATATGTTATACATTCACTGCGTTTGGGGTAATTGTGTTGTTACGACCAGTCGCGATACTAACTTGTGAAATGTTATTCAAGTGACTTAATACAGTAGATAAACCATTAGCGACAGTAGCGATTTGTTGTTGTTGCGCTTGTTGTTGCATTTGTTGCGCTAATACATTATTGTTATTATTGTTGTTAATGATTAAATCAGAAGTTGTACGGTCTGATCTATGATTGTTATGGCTTTGTGCTAATTGACGTTCCAAATCCATAATTAAATTTTGAGAAATCATTGCACGAGTTTTGTCGCCATCGTCTGTTACTGATTTTTGAATTTCAAATGAAGATTTTAAACCGTTGATTTCTGCGGAATGTGCCGCTGCCAATAATAAACCATTACCGCGTGAAATTTCATCTCTAACCGAATTAAATGAACGATCGATTTGACTTGCTACACCATGAATGTCTGCATCTAATACACCAAGTGCATTTTGAATGTCTGCAGAAATACCTTGTCTGGCGTTATTGATCGATGCTACAGTGTCTGCAGTAGAACCATTAACTGCACCAAGGATATTAGTATGCCCAGCTGTATTAGTAATCGTGCTATCCATGATAGTTTTCGTTAAACCAGTTTGACCTTGTAAACTCGCGATCGTTTGGTTCAAGTTTGCACTGGCTACTGCCGCTTGTGTTTCTGCAGCTGCTACCGCTACATCTCTTGATGTACGGTTGATATCTTGTGTCATGATTTGAGTTGCAGACGCAAGCTGTTGTTGGTTCAATGCCTGGATAACTTGACTGTTACCAACAGCGCCATCTACTTGACCATTTCCACCAAACATTCCGTTTCTTGAAAACATAGAACCTAAAATTAAACCACCTAAAGTTCCGCCACCCATTAAACCGTCTTGTGGTTGTGCAATAATTGTATCAGCCATCTTAGTATTTCCTTCTGTATTATTAGTATTAGCCGTTTCTTGTAACACACCCACAGGAACGACAGTTGGTAGGACTTCCTCTAATGCCATAGAGTTGTCTCCTTTGATTTTAGCTAAAAATAATACTATAGTAATAGCAAATCACTATAGCAACATTAACTTAGTTTCAAGTTGATGTAATTTAACCTATAATAATTAAATCATAGGACAGTGAGGTTTTAATCTCACATTCGGTTCGAAATCTATTTTTTAGATTTCCTATTAGATTTTAATCCCAAGTTAAAACTATCATGGACATAAGAATCCAATAACTCTGTAAATTTAGTCGTATTAGTAGAAATTATCGCGACCTTTTCATCTTCTGTCAACGTCGCAGTCATTTGCGTTTCACCAATCTTTCTTGCCAACTCGAATAATGCCTGAACTTCTGCATCTTCTAATTCAATAGAATGTATAACTTTCATATTTACCTTTATCAAAATATCGTATTAATTAATGTTATTTAAACCTTTTCGAGTATAATCAATTCAATTACTCGTTTATACACAAGAGGCAATTTTAAAACTATACACGGATCATGTAATATCGCTAATTCGCATAAATAATCGAAGCTCGTCGTATTCAATGCATGAGAAGTGATACTATTAATAGAATCTATCTTCTGTTGTTTTAACTTTTTCTTGAAATTATATAATGAATGTTTTCTTATTAACCGTGTTCTTTTCTTTGTTCTATAACCAACGAAATTTATTCCATTATTCACTTTACTTATGTTAAATTTAGATAACTCCAATTTCAAATTATCGGAAATGAATTTTTCTATTTTATTTTTAAAGTCGTTAGCGGTTTCTTTCGGTAAGTTAAACAGTACAAAATCATCAACATACCTAACATACAGTTTACATTTTAATTCTCGTTTAATATAATGATCTACAGGATTCAAATAAATTAAAGCGAATAATTGTGATAATAAATTACCAATTGGAATTCCTGTTACGTCTGGATATCTAATGAATTTTTTAATGATAACCAATAATTTATCATCTTTAATTTTATTTTGAATGAGTTTGAATAAAATATCCCTATCTATCCTATAAAAGAACTTTCTAATGTCTAACTGTAAGAAATAATTATCATCTTTGGAATTTCTCATGAATTCCTGAGTCTTATTTGCCGCTCTATGCGTTCCTTTACCAACCCTACAACCATAATTATCATCTATGAACCCTTTATCGAATATAGGATATATGACTGAATAAATAGCGTGTTGTACTATTGTGTCTCTAAAATGAGGCGCGTATATTATCCTTTCTTTTGGTTCATATACTTTAAAATTCTTATATGGTAAAGGTTCATAAGTTCCATCATGAATTTCTTTATGTAGTTGAACAATGTTTACACCTAACTTTCTGGTAAATTCTACAACTTGGTGTTTATTTCGTTTGCCTTTCTTGGCGTTATTAAATGCTTCGAATAAAGCATCGATAGTAAAACACTCATTAAATAATTTCTTATATGTTTTAGCCATTTAGATTTTCAATTTTCATTACTCAAATAAATGACGTTTGCCTGTTTCGCCAGTCCGCAGGATAAATGCATCCCTATTTCCTTTTATTCCAGTGTTCCGTTTCAAACGGATTTCAGTTTAAGATGTAGTCGGCAACCCGAAATCCAATGTTGTTGTTATCATTGGAGCGATAGTTGTTCCAGTTGCGATAGAAGACGCCAGCATTCGCATTATCATTCCAGTTCCCAGAACCTATCGGGTGCATTAATGCATTACCCCATTATTACTTGCATAATAATTCTTAATCCAACTCCCAATGTATTTACCTATTTCGTCAACAATCAACGAAATATACATATATCTTCTATTGGCTACTGAATCTGTATTAACCATCTTTCCATTTTTGTAATGAAAATACTTTAATTTATACGACATATTAATTAAACATCTCAATTGTTCATGACGAATATCCAATTTACTCAAACTTGTCTTATTATGATATTTCTTTTCACATTCGATGATTCCAGCTAAAACGTCATACGCAGTATTTCTAATTTGACATTGTATACCGTACTTTTCAAATGCAGGGAAATGATGTAGCGTTTTATTCAACTCTATTATCAAATCTTCACATCTGTTATACATTTTAGGAATTGGATTAGAATTATTATTCATATATATTTAAACTTTTATGTAATTTATCGGTTTTCATTTCGAAAGTTTCGTATTAACTTCTTTCTTATAATTATTTAAACTTTTTTAAAAAGTGTCATTTATTTTAATTATAAATAACACTTTTATTTTTAAAATTACCAAATAGAAACGCTACCGCGTTTCTTAACAGTTTACTTATAAATAGGCGGCAACCCGAAATCCAATGCCGCCGTCATCATAGGAGCGATAGCGGCGCCAGTAGCGACAGAAGACGCCAGCACGCGCAACATCACCCCAGTACCCAGAACCTAACGGGAATTGATTTGCGATAGTATAATGATACGAATAATCCACGCCATACTGATTAGTTCCTGTCGCACTTTCGCCTGTCGATAATGGATATCCACTACAAGTCTTCAAGTAATTCGTTTTCGCGGTAGAAGCAACCGCACTAGAAGTAGCAATATCCGCAGCGAATACACCGTTACTTCCATTACCGAAATAAA